AGCCCAACTACGAACTATTTACTGCGCGTAACAAACGTGTCCGGCACTACAATCAAGCTATCAGCTTCGGTTGAAGGCTACCAACCCAGCCTCTGAATCTAGGAGTAACCAATGTCACTATCCAATACCACCGAAATCGCAGCACTTGCCATGTTCTTGCAGGGCACAGACCCCAGCTACCGCGCGGGCGCAACCCAGTATTTGGCGCTATTCACGGGCGACCCCGGCGAGACAGCATCACTGGCGGCAGAGGCAACCTACACTGGATATGCCCGTATCGCCCTGACCAAAGCAACCGCGTGGACAGGTGGGGGCAACCCGTTCACCAATGCTGCGCTGATCCAGTTCGGACAATGCACAGTCGGCACCAACGCGATCACCCACTTCGCTGTGGTAGACACCGCTTCCGGTGCAGTTGCCATGATGGTTTCCGGTGCGCTGAGTTCCACGCTGAACGTGTCGGTTGGTATCCAGCCGCAGTTCGCCATTGCAGCCCTGTCCATCAACGCTGACTAATGGCCGGCTTCAATAACGTAGCGGCATGGGCCAACGCTATTGACGCGGGGAAAACGCACGTTACCACTTTCCGTAAGACAGTCGCCAGTGCTGCTACGGCGGCGAACGACTTTGTGGATTACACCTACTTCGCTGGCAACCCCCCCGCTAACTTCTACGCCTCTGCGCCTCTGGAAGCTGCATATGTAGAGAGCATTCGTGGCATCTATGTGCCAACGATGACGGGGACGAATAAACAGTTCCTGAAGTCGATCACGGCGATGTCTCTAGCGAACGGTGCGACAAGTACGTCAAACCAGAACCAGCGGCACATGCTGTGCGACTACCTGATGTACTACCCCTTTATCGACACTGACGCGGTGGGTGAGTTGCAGGAAATGGTGCAGACGGTTAGCTTGCCACGGTACGCAATAGGTCAAGTGATGGCGGTATCGCAGTCTGCGTCATCTGCTGTTGGTACGTTCACCATGACCTACACAAATCAGGATGATGTGCCGGGGCGGGTGTCTCAAGCCACGTTCACCAAGGTGGTTGCCGGTGGCGGCACACTGGTATCCAGCACAACCAACGTAGTGGGCGGCAGTCAACCCTTCGTGCAGTTGATGGCGGGTGACTCTGGCGTGCGAAGCATCCAAGACGTTACTTTCACGGTAGCCGGTGGCGGGCTACTGGCCTTGGTCATTGTGCAGCCGCTGTTCCACTTCATCACGACACAAGAGAGTCGGCGTACTACGACAGGATCGCTGGACAGCTTTGGCGCTGCCACATACGTCGAAACCGTGCTGATGCGTCAGCCAGTTGAGATCAAGAGTGGAGCCGTTCTAGGCTCGGTGGCGTTGGGCAATGCTGGTTCTCTCGCAAGCTCTACGCTGGTCGGGACTTTACAAACAATCTGGAGCTGATATGGGTTTTAATTCAATGGATGACATGGTTTTGCAGATGACTACCAACGGCAAAGCCGACAGTCAGATTCTGCAAAAGACGCTGGTAGCGGCTGGTACTGCGGGTCACTGGCAGCACTTGCTGACAAGCGCGGGGAACATCCCTGCGGCCACGTTCGGCGGTGCTGAACTGACGTATGTTGAGACAACAAACGCATGGAGTGAGGGTGCTATCCCGATAGCAGACCAGACGCTGCCAGCTACCAAGCACCTCACCTCAATGGGCGCATCCATCATTGCAGCCGCTGGCGCACCTTGGTTCGTGCAACTGATTGACCTGCACGGGTACGCCAAGCTGACCACCACCAACGTCAGCGTAGTGGGCGCGAAGGTAATCACCATGACCGCCATTGGCTCTAGCGCATCAACGTATGACCGCTACCCTACCGGGAAGGGCTTGCGTATCGCGGTGGCTGCAATCGGCGCGATGGGTGCGAATGCCCCCACCATGCAAGTGAACTACCTGAACACTGCCGGTGCAGCCAAGGCGACTCTGGCGGGTTGTGTCTCCACAGCATCGGCGGCATCAGGGACACTCCTTAACTCAGGCAACGCTGCAAACAAGTACGGGCCGTTCCTACCACTTGCTGCTGGTGATACCGGCGTGAGCGACTTGGTGAACTTGACATGGGGCGGCACTGCCCACGCTTCCGGCTCTGTGGCTGTACTCTTGTGCAAGCCCTTGGGACAACCAATTCCTATCCCGCAGACTGGTTTGTATAACGTCTTTGACTATGTGAACACCCTGCCAAGCCTGCCACAATTACGCAACGGGGCAAACCTGACCGCACTGGTGTACAACACCGCAGCAACAACATCCGGCGGCACGTTCTTCGCATCACTTGATTACGCGTGGGGCGGCTAAATGGCTCTCTTGGGCGCAGGCTTTCGTGAAACGCTGACCGGACGGATGTTCGGCAGCACGATGCTCAACGGCACAACGCCGAACATCCACGAACACCATGGACACATGGCTGCGCGTATGCGTAACCAGTTCGCTGGTGAGGGCATCACCGATAGTACAGCCTCTGTGCCTTCGGGCAACCGGCATCCTGCGGCGTGGGTCATGGCTCCGAAGAATGGGGCAATGTCCAGCCGCAACAACGCCAGCTTGTCTTTCACGCCAACAGCCAACGGAACGATGGGGGTTCCGATTGACGGCACGGCATCCTTCCTGATTGACACCAACACGCCTGACGGTCAGCTTATCAGCAGCGCCATCGGTTCAGCCTCCTTCGCTATCACGCCTACCGGAAATGTGTTGGCAACCCTCTCCGGGGTGGGTTCGTCAACGATGACATTCACCACCAATACGCCAGCCATGAGCGCACAAGGGTGGGCGCAGGCTTCCGGGGCTATGACCTTGACCGCCACACTGACCAGCTACGCCAAGGGGATGATGGTCGGCAGCACCGTGGACACCTCCAGCATCGTGAATGCAAACATCGTGTCGGTCAACGGTTACAGCGTGACTGGCAACGGACAAACTGGAAGTGAGTGGGGTCCGGGTTAAATGGCAACCTCATTCAAAGGATGGGGTACTAGCTGGGGCAATAGCTGGGGAACGGTAGCCGTTGACCCCAACGAGATGGCCGGGGGTACAGGCTTTTCGCTCACCGCATCGGCGCAGGCTACGGCGCTATTATTTGCCCAAGGCACGTCCAGTATTGCTATTGTCGCTACGGGCACACTGACCGCAGCTACCACTTCGCTTTTGGGTGGGACACTACTGCTCGCGCTACATGGGACTGGCGGGGCCGGGTTCACGTTGACGCTACTAGAACGTCGCCCAAAAGCTACGTCCATCCGACTAAAACGGTTCCAAGAATCACGGGCGTGGGCGCTACACGCGCGGGCCACCTCCAGAGTTCGCACCGTAACCGCCGTAGGCCAAGAGTACGTTGTATTCGTAGCTGAAGCCATCCCCGGCCGGACTACGCTACTTGGCGCCAAAGCAGTCAGCCGCACCCACGCAGCGCAACCCACAGCTACGGGCCGGGTACAAGCCGAGGCGGCGGTCGCTACAACCCATAGCCGGGATATACCAGTACACGCGGGAGCTTCGGCCACTGTGGGGGCGGGCAAAGCGGACACCGTTGGCCGCATGTCAAAGTCTTCCGGCGACGCCTGCGGGGTATCCAAACCGACGACTGGGTATTCCACATGTAATTTCGTGCGGTCGCGGGGGGTACGTCGCCTTTCGGATTCCGAAATAGTAGCTATTGTTCGTGTTACCATTGACAATAGACGTTGAAGTAGTACAGTCGTAGTATTTTTAGGAGCCTCTTATGTCCCGTTTTGAAGATTTCTCTGCCCAGCAGATTCGCATGTCGGCGGTTAGTACCCCCGCTGCGGGTTCGTTGCTGTCTCTTTCGCTGACCCCTGCATCCGTTGCCACCGTCGTGGCGGCCAAGCAGACGTTCACTGTCCCGGGTTTGAAGCTCGGCGACCAAGTTGCCGTCTTGTCCAACCCCATCGTCAACGCAGTTGCCTTGGTGCAAGCTGAAGTGTCTGCTGCGGATACTCTGCGTTGCACGTTTGTGAACCCCACAGCGGGCGCGTTGACCCCAACAGCCGGAACGTACTCGTTCCTCGTTATTAAATCCTGATGCGAAACCTAACTCCAGATGATTTGAAGCTGCTTGCCCAAGCAGGCCGACAGAACCCACAACTTGTGGAGATGTTTGCCCGGGCACGCGCTGACGAATTGGAGTTGATGGCAGCAGGATCGACCGATCATTTCCCGACGCAAAAGGGCCGCGTTGGGATGCTTACAGATATTCTGAAGCTCTTTAAGGCCTGATTTTCCCCTTAGCACTGAAAGGCAAGGAACTATGAACCTCCCCGCACAACTCCGAGATCAAGTCGAGGCCGCAAACAAATTGCGCGAACAGGCATACGGCGAAGAAGCCGCCACGTCTGAGTCCACAGCTACTGAAAGCCAAGAGCCTGCCGCAACGCAGGAAGCAGCGCCCGCTGCCGCGAGTACCGAGAATGTGCAGCAGCAAGAGAAACCCGCCACTCAGGCGGAGGACGAGAACAACCCAACGTACGCCCAACGGTGGCGCAGTCTCCAAGGAGTGATTAACTCCCGGGATCAGCGCATTTCCAATTTGGAGCAGTTGGTTGCAACCATGCAAGCCGCGCCACCCGCGCGGGAGATCAAGGCCCCAGAGGCTACGAAGCTGGTAACCGACAAAGACGAGTCCGAGTACGGCTCCGATATGGTCGACTTTGCCCGCCGAGTGACCCGCGAGGAAATGACGCCTGTCATGCAGGCGCTTGCACAAATGCAGCAACAGCTACAGCAGTTGAATGGGTTGGCTCCAGCAGTGCAGCAAGTAGCCACGAAGCAGCAGGCAACCTCCGAGGAACAATTCTTCGGCCGTCTGTCTCAGCATGTTCCAGATTGGGCGGCCGTCAACGACGACACCCGATTCCATGCATGGTTACTGGACATGGATAGCATGACCGGGATCACCCGTCAGACCTATCTCATGGATGCACAGCGGAACCTCGACCTCCAGCGTGTTGTGAGCATTTTTAATGCGTGGAAGCGTGAAGCTGGGGTTCCGTCTGCGAATAGCGAGCAACAGCCCGCCCGAAACCAGAGCGCGTCACAGCTTGAGAAACAGGTCGCCCCCGGGCGCGCCAACGCTGCCACGGTAGCGCCTCAAGCAAAGGCCGAGAAGGTTTACGCCCGTGCTGACATTACCAAGTTCTTTGAGGACAAACGTAATGGCAAGTACAAGGGTCGGGAAGCCGAAGCAAACGCTACTGAGCGAGACATTTTCAAAGCGCAAGGCGAAGGCCGCATTGCGGCGTAGTCGAGCAAACACTTTTCATTTTTAAGGAATTATCATGGGCTATCCAGTATCAGCAGGCTCCGCGAATTACGCGGGCACTTTCATCCCCGAATTGTGGTCTAGCAAGATCATCGAGAATTTCTACGACGCCACCGTGCTCGCAGCGATCTCCAACACAGCATACGAGGGCGAGATCAAATCGTTCGGCGACACTGTGAACATCCGTCAGACTCCTGATGTGACTATCCGCCCATACTCCAAGGGTATGAACCTGACCGTGGAACGTCCAGAAAAAGGCAAAATCCAACTGTTGATCGACCAAGGTGAATACTTCAACTGCATCGAAGACGATGTGGACAAAGTGCAATCGGACATCGACCTGATGAACATGTGGTCCAAAGACGCTTCTGAAAAAATGAAGATCGCCATTGACTCCAAGGTTCTGACTGGCATGTTGCCCGACATCTCGGCCCTCAACCAAGGCGCTACCGCTGGTCGCGTTTCCGGCTCCATCAACCTCGGCGTTGCTGGCACCCCAGTGCAAGTCACCAAGACCAACGTGTTGGACTTGATCGTGGATGCAGGCACCGTGTTGGACGAAGCCAACTCCCCTGAGTCGGATCGCTTTATGATTATCCCAGCTTGGATGGCCGGTATGATTAAGAAGTCCGATTTGAAGGACGCTTCCCTGACCGGCGACAGCTCCACTGTGCTGCGCAATGGCCGCTTGGGCATGATCGACCGCTTCACCCTGTACACAAGCCACAACTTGAACAGCGTGGTCGACGGCGCTAACCGCTGCTTCAGCGTGGTTGCGGGCCACAAGATGGGCCTGACTTTCGCGTCGCAAATGACCGACATGGAAAGCCTGCGCGCAGAGTCCACTTTCGGGACCTTGATTCGCGGTTTGCAGGTATACGGGTATAAAGTTGTGAAGCCAGAGGCGCTGGCCCGCTTGTACGTACGTCAATAAAGCCTTATAAATCAAGGACTTACGAGACCCTCGCGTACTGCTAGAAACAAAATGTTGACCACAGTGTATCCACCATATAGAATACCAACTGCTAATACCAGCAGTCTAGGAGGTTTTATGGCAAGTGGTATCTACGTGATAACCAACACGAACAGCTCAAAGCAGTATGTGGGGTCTGCGGTTGACTTAGCGCAACGTAAGCGGCTCCATTTCAGCAGGCTCCGATGCGGTAAGCACCCAAGCAAGCACCTACAAGCGTCGTTCAAAAAGCACGGCGAAAGCTCATTCATGTTTAACACGCTGGAAGAACTAGCGAACCCAACCCGGGAACAGCTACTGGCGTGCGAGCAGAAGTGGATGGGCATTCTCCGCCCGACGTATAACAAGCGTTTGGTTGCGGATAGCAACCTCGGCGTACCGTTTACTGCGGAACAGCGCCTCTCCCAAAGCGTAGTTATGCGTTCGGTTGCAGCTTCTCAAGAGGGGCGCACTCACATAGCAAAGTTAGCTGAACACAACCGCGCGTTGTGGGCTGATCCAGAGCATAGAGCCAAGCGAATCGCTTCGGTAAAAGCGTACTGGACAGCAGAAAGGCGTGCTGAAGTATCAGCGGTTAACAAAGCTAGGCAGCAACACATCCTAGAAGACGGTACGCATTTTGGTGCGGCGCGTCAATGGGATGATGCTGAAAAAGTAGACCATTCTGCAAAGATGAAGTCTGCGTGGGTAAAACGGAAGAACGTGACTGAAGACGACATACGGAACCTAGCCACAGCGACTAACCCCGCGTGGACTGTAGTTTCAATGACGGGTGTTCGCGGTAAGGACTTGGTTACAGTACACTGCGACGTACATAAGGCTGACCACATGGTGGCAATAGCTAAGTTGCGCTTCGCGCAGCAAGGTTGTAAACTTTGTGGGTATCAGCGTAGCTCAGATAAACAATTTGGACGCCCTCGGGCATAACTTTTTTAGGAAACTATCATGGCAAATTACACAATCGCGCAATTGAAAGCGCTGGGCATCGCTCCCGCAACCATCGACGCACCATCGTTCCCTGCCCCAGCCATCGTGCTGGAGTACATGTTCGACGGCACTAAGCGTTCTACTGTCGCCACCGACACTGTGGACCTGTTCGAGATTCCTGCATACGCCGGTTTCGTCGTGGACTCCGCCGCTGTCAGCGTCATTGCTGCCGGTACGGCCACGGTGACTGTCGCGGTAACTCTGGGCGCCGCTGCCGCCGCCGGTACGGCCGTCACAGGCTTGACCGCTTGGGCTGGTGACGCTGCTGTGGGTACGAAGCTGATTAAGTTGGCTACCGCTGCCAACTCGATTATCTCCACCACGACTTCCAACTTCGTGAAGTTGCAGTTCGGCACCGCTGGCGCCGGTATCGGCAAATACCGCGTCCGCGTGTTCGGTCGCTTCTTGGAGGCTCCATCGGCCGCCGCAGTTAGCTGATGACAGCGATTGAAAAGTAGGTAGAATAGGGCAGCTTAGGCTGCCCTACTTTTTGGAGACATGATGACCACTCGCCTCTTACGACATATTCCCAGCGGAGTGTTGTACGCATACCAAGACGTATTCGCTATACGCCCTGATTTCGAGGAAGTAGAAGACCCCAACGTCATCGACGTGGTGGCTACCGTGGTGGAGCCAAAGAAAGCCCGGGCCAAAAAAGCGGACCCCCTGCCAATGGTAGATGACGACGCTTTAGGCATTCAAGCGGCGCGCGGCCTGCCATGAGCTTCACCGTAGCCGAGGTGTTACAAGACGCCCGCGAGCTGGTGCAGGATACTTCGTCGCCCTACCGCTACGATGACGCCTTCATGGCGCGCAAGTTCAATCAAGTCATACGCAAAGCCGTAGTTATACGCCCAGACCTGTTTACTGAGATAGTCAGTATCGCGTGTAATGCCGGGGCTATGCAAACCTGCCCGGCCGACTCGGTACGGATCATGGACGTCCTGACCAGCAGCATCGGCGAGGCCGTTAAAGAAGTCAACCAAGAGGTTCTGGACATGATGGCCCCCGGATGGGAGCTGACCAGCCCCGGCCCCGCCAAGAACTGGATGCGCTATCCGCGCGACCCAAATCGTTTTTACGTGTACCCCGCTGCCACAGCGGCGTTGGCGCTGGAAATCCTGTATTCCAAGTGCCCTGCCATGCTCACCACGACGGACATTGTGCCGATCCAAGATGCGTACTACCCATTTATGGTGGACGGTTTGTGCGCGATAATAGAATCCATTGATGCCGAGCACGTTGAATCTGGGAGAGCAAAGATGTTCCAAGACAGTTTCATGTCAGGTCTGACGGGAGGCTTACAAGCCCGCCGCATTGCTGATACCGATACCGCCGCTGGACCTCCCGGGGAGGCTGTGTAATGGCGGCCGTAACATTTGCTTCAATGGTGCCCGAAATCGGCGTATTCCTGCCCGGGTGCCCGAGCCTGACCATCGAGATGACCGCTCGCAAGATCGTGACCGACTTGTGCCAGCGGGGGAAAGTGTGGCGCGACGACCTCGTACCCCTGACGCTCATAGCCGCGCAGACCGAGTACACCCCAACTACCACAGCCGCGTACGCCGCATTCAGCGACGTGCTGGAAGCCTACATCGTTGTCAACGGTAGCCGCAAAGATTTGAAATGGGCGAGCTACGACAAGGTGCGCCGCATGTTTTCCCAGTGGCCCCTCGGAGACGACGGAGAGCCGACGGTAGTCACCTCAAGGGTTCCCGGCAAAATCATGTTTGCGCTCACGCCTGACGTCGCGTACACCTGCTACATCTACGCATGCTTGCGGCCGACCCCCACAGCCGATAGCTGGGATGCCGACTTGTACGCCGAGTTCCAGCGCGCTATTTTTCACGGCGTTCTGAGCGAACTCATGGCGATGCCCGGGCGTAGCTGGACGGATGCGAAAACCGCTATGCTGCACGGCAAGCAGTGGACGTACCTGCTCAACTCCGCCAAAGATCGGGCGGAACGCGGGTTTAACGTAGATTCCATGAGCGTAGAGATGCGCCCATTCGCCTAAGAGGTTCAAATGGCAGATATTAAATTCACCAACTTCGCCCGCGCGACGCTTGCCATCGGCGCCGCCTCCGGGGCTACGTCCCTCACACTGGCGTCCGGTAAGGGAGCGCTGTTCCCTGCGCTGACCGCAGGGCAGTATTTCTACCTCACACTGGAGAACGCCGCGCTGACTCGGGAGATTGTGAAAGTTACCGCACGCTCGACCGACATCTTAACAGTGGTTCGCGCCCAAGACGGAACTGCCGCCGTCGGTTGGAACGCTGGGGACGTTGCTGCTCTCCGCTGGAACGCCGCAACGATTGCAGACACACTGGCAACGGCCGTGCAGCAGACCGCAGCAACAGGTGCCGTCGTCGGAAGCTCAGGCACCACAGCACAGCAGCCCGGCACGCCAGCGGCGGGGTATCTGCGCCACAACAGCACCGACGACCGCCTTGAGTTCTACGGTAACGTCGCATGGAAACAGGCACAGGACTACGATGCCGACACAGCTAAGACAGATGTTGTCCAGACATGGACTACTTCTCAGCGCACCAACGAAACAACAGACAACGATGGCAGCTTCGATCTGAACGCCGCAATGGATTTCAAATGCACGCCAACGGCGGGTTTCACTTTGACGTTCACCAACATCCCTACCGCTCCTGTTGTGCAAAAGGGAACGATCATGCTGGTCAACCCAAGCGCCTACTCAGTCGCGGCTCATGCGAATACCAAGGTCGGAGCATCTACTCTCGCAGCACTCAGCGCAGCGGGGACCTACGAGCTAGCCTACCGCACAAGCAATGGCTTGGTGTACGTCACAGCATCTGGAGCCTTGGCATGACCGGGTTCCTTGACGGCGGCGTGATCGAAGAAGGTGGCAGCGGCTACCAAATCCAGCGCAGCCTGCGACTGCGGGCGAGTGCTACGGCGTACCTTCAGCGCACACCCATAACACCCACCAACAAGAAGAAATTTACCCTCAACCTTTGGGCCAAACGCGGTGCGCTGACCAGCGTACAGCAGTTATTTCAGTGTGGCAGCTCAAGCACAAATACAGCATTTATTGAACTAAGCAACGGGGTTGGTGCAGCGGGAGATGTAATCAACATCACAAACTATGAGGCCGGGTATCAGGTAAACCTAATTTCAAACCAAGTTTTCCGCGAACCATCTGCCCACTTTTGTCTAACTCTGAATGTAGACACCACGCAGGCGGTAGCAGCAGATCGCGTGAAGGTTTATACAAATGGGGTGCAAATTACAAGCTGGAGTACCGCCACATACCCAGCCATAAATATAGACCTGCTTTTTAACGCGGTAATCACTTCGACCATTGGCAAGTGGTGGGACGCTACCCGCTACTTCGACGGCTACCTCAGTGAAGTCAACTTCATCGACGGTCAAGCCCTCACGCCCAGCAGCTTCGGCCAAACAGACCCGGTGACAGGCCAGTGGACAGCCAAGAAGTACGTCGGAACCTACGGCACAAACGGCTTCTACCTGCCATTCGATGACCCAACTTCGCCAACTACGCTGTGCTACGACCGATCGGGTAACTCCAACAACTGGACGCCCAACAACATCTCAACCACAGCAGGCGTCACTTACGACTCCATGCTGGATGTGCCACTGGGCGGTGGGGGTGCGGAGCGGGGGAATTACTGCACGTTGAATCCGTTGAACGCATACGGCACGTTGTATGACGGCAATTTGCGAATGATGGATACAGATTCTGGCGCAGCGGTGTCTGCGGTAGCCACTTGGGTTTTATCAACAGGGAAGTGGTATTGGGAAGTAACCCGCCAACAAGCAAATAATCAGGGCTACTGGGGGCTTATCCGCGATAACGTCAACATCAACGGCGGCAATGTCATTGTTTCTGCTGGCAACTTTGGCTACATGTTGGATAGCGCTGGTACAAAGTGGGACAACGGTAGCACTACCGCAGCATGGTCCGCTTCCTTTGCACAAGGGGATATTTTGTGCATCGCGTTTGATGCTGATACAGGTAAGGTTTTCTACGGTAAAAACGGAACTTGGCTAAACAGCGCCGATCCTGCATCGGGTGCAAGCCCAGCAAGCACCGTAACAGTCTCAAGCTACACGCCATGTATTCGCGTTATCGGTAGTGCAGGGTACGAGCATACCGTCCTGAACTTCGGCCAACGTCCCTTCACCTACACCCCACCCACAGGCTTCAAGAGCTTGCACACCGGCAACCTGCCTGCAGTAACAGGTGCTGCGCTGGAGCCTAAGAAGCATTTTGATGTTGTTCCGTACACAGGTAATGGCGGTACGCAGAGCGTAACCGGAGCGCAATTCCAGCCTGATCTGGTTTGGTACAAGAACAGAACTGCTGCCGCTTCTCACAACCTGTTTGATTCTGTCCGAGGCGCGACAAATGCGCTAATCTCAAACGACACGGCGGCAGAAGTAACTGCAAGTGGCGTAACAGCATTTAACTCAAACGGTTTTACTGTTGGCGCACTGTCAAATGGAAACGGAAGCACCAACGCAATTGTCTCTTGGCTCTGGAAAGCAGGCGGCGCAGCAGTCACAAACAACGCGGGGTCATTCGCGACACAAGTAAGTGCCAATGCTGCGGCGGGTTTCAGCATCGTGACATCCGACAACATACCCACAAATGCTGGAAGTTTTGGGCATGGGTTGGGTGTAGTGCCGAAAATGATCTTGATGTTCCGACGAGATGGTGCCGACTCGCACTTTGTATACCACACAGGTATGCCATCACCTATTGGTAGTTACTTGGCACTTAACACTACGGCCTCGTATGCGACTCAGGCAAACGGCTGGACCGCTGTTAACAGTACAACCTTCTCTGTTGGCGGCGGGTTCCTCGGGACAGGTAACGACTTCGTTTTCTACTGCTTCGCAGAAATCGCAGGCTACTCCAGAATCGGCTCGTACACAGGCAACGGCAGTGCAGACGGCCCGATGGTTTGGTGTGGGTTTAGGCCACGGTATGTGATGATTAAGCGGAGTGATTCGGTTGGTAACTGGGTAATCCTTGATGCTGCCCGTGACGACGCTAACGTGGTTGATAACGCTCTGTACCCAAATCTAAGTGCCAGCGAAGGTATCGGCAGTCGGTTGATAGATTTCACTGCAAACGGATTCAAGATTCGCGGAACGGACTCAGACCAAAACACCAGCGGCGGCACCTACATTTTCTACGCCATTTCCGAAGCCAATTTTAAATACGCCCTAGGACGCTAATCATGCAATATCACCCTGAATCAAACACCTACGTCCGCGACGGTGAAGCCTTCACCCACGAAGGTACTCAGTACCCCGCGACGTGGGACAAGGCCTCCCTCGGCTTCGTTGAAGTCACCACCGTGGGCACTCGCGAAGATGACCGCTATTTCTGGGTCAGCGAGGATGTGAAGGATGGTGTTCGCACTATCACCAACACGCCTAAAGACCCGGAGCAGGTCAAAGCGATGGAAGTTGGAATGCTCCAAGCTAAGTTAGATGCGCTGGATGGCGGCAACCCGATGGCACGACCTACCCGCGAGTTCATGCTGCTGTCGATTGAAGAGAAGGCAGTCCTTGCTGGCTACACGCTGGAGCAGTTATACGAGGCAAATTTCGGCTACCGCAAGGTCAAGGACTTGGACGTGTCTGTTGGTGCGCTGCGTGACGAGATCGTTGCGCGGGAGGCTGCACTGTGACGTTGCTACTCGCAATCCTGTACCCGATTGCCGTGCAGTACGAGCGCGGAGGTTGGTGGCGTTTGCTTGCCCCGGTCACGGTGCTTGCGCTGCTGATTGACGTGGTTGCCAACTACACAGAGTTGGCATTGCTGACTTGGGACTTCCCACGCAAAGGTGAGTACACGTTTTCCACGCGGTTACTGCGGCTTCGGTATGATACGGGCGCCACAGGTGCGTGGTGTAGGGAGGTAATTCGATACCTCAATTTCTTTGCGCCAAATGGAAAACATGTATGAAACTTCCGACCTTTTCGTGCGACATGTCTTGCAGACTGTTCAAGTCGATCAACCGAATTCTGTGGGACTCTGACCTCATAGCAACCCGGGTAACACTGGCGGGGTCCGAGGCAATTTGGGCGCTACTTCTATGGCTGCCCGGGGTGACATTCGGTAGACCCACATACCACTACATGTCGATGCTCATGAACGAACAGTGGTGGGGGCTCGTATTTGCAATTACGGCAGTGATACAGGTGTACATCGTACTATCGGGCGACTTTCACACCCCCTTTGCCCGTTGGTTTGCGTTCTGGAACATGCTACTATGGGGTGGCATTGTTGTAGCAATGCTTGCGTCGGTTACTCCGCCCCCTGCGGCTATCAGTGCGGAGATTATGGTGGCAATTACATCGGTGTGGGTATGGGCTCGCCCGCTACTACTAACGGGGATATACGAACGTGTCAGAGCCTCTTAACCTCAATCGTCGGCTAACCGACGCGCCCCCCGGTTCCGGCGTCCCAACATCGTCGGATGTGTGGAATTTGCTGCTGGAGATACGCGACCGCCTCGACCACGTAGAACGCCTACAAGCGGAGCACGCCAGTGCGTTCCCAACAAACGATCTTGCAAAGCCTGACTTTGACGGGCACCGCAGAGCGCACAAAACCATGATACGCGACGCGCTACTTGTTGAAGACTACAAGACTGACGCCACAAAGAAGGTACTGTCGTGGCTCGCCATTGGAGCGGTAAGCGTTCTGGGCGGGAGCATGGTTAACAGCGTAATGACCTATTTGCAGGGGCATGTGAAATGATTAACTCCCGCGACATCAATGCACTCAATCCACGTACATCAGCCAAGGCGCTGGACTTCCAAGTCCGATGCGCCAACGCCGGTATCGACGTCATCTTCACCAGCACCTTCAGAGATGACGAGTCCCAG